GCCACCACGACAACGCCTCAGGCGGGTGGCAGGAGGACGCAATGAGCTGCATCAGCGAAGAGGTCGCGCAAGCAGAGCAGATGAGCCCCGGCCGCCGTGCCGCGCTGCTGCTGCAAATGTCGGATGCCAAGCGTGACCTGGAGGCCCTGCAGACGCGCCGCAGGTGCGCGCTTGAGTACGCCACCACCTGCCGCGCCGAGGCTTGCGCCACCGAGAACCCGCACCGCATGATTGCGCTGAACGCGTCGGCCGTGCGCTTCCAGCTGGACGCCGAGGCGGACTACACCGCGATCTGGAACCTCACCCAGACCATCGGCGCCATTGAGCGCGCCCTGAACGCGGGGCCGGTGGTGCTGGCCCGTGAGCAGATGGCCGCAGTCGACGACACCGCGGGGCTGCTGGCATGAGCGCCCGCGCATTCATCCCACTCGGCTGCGACCAGCAAGGCCGGCTGCGCCCGACCGCGCTGCTGAACTACGAAGACGCCGTTGGCACCTGCAACACCTGCCCCGGCGAACTGGAGCCGGCCGAGGCGATGCAGGCTGACCTGACGCCGACCCCGCCGCCGTACCCGTGGCGCGACCTGGGCCTGGGCCTCGCTGTCATGTTCGTGGCCATCTGCGGCGCCAGCGTGCTGGCCATGGCCCCCAGCGCACTGATGGTGGCCGCGCGATGAGCCTGGACCACATTGGGCAAACCGCCATCTCCCACATCACTGCCGGCGGCGCGCTGCTGGCCGTTCTCTTCCTGGCCGGCTCTCGGGTTGTGCCTTACCTGTTGACCTGAAATGAACGCACTCACAAAAACCGAGGCGGGCGCAATTGCCCTGTCCGAACCTGAGCTGCTCAAAGTCTTGAGCAGCAGCCTCTACCCGGGCGCCAACCACGACAGCATCCGCATGGTGCTGGGCTACTGCAAAGCCGCAGGCTTGGACCCGATGCAAAAGCCGGTGCACATCGTGCCGATGTGGGACAGCAAAACCAGCTCCATGCGCGATGTCGTCATGCCTGGAGTCGGCCTGTACCGCACCCAGGCGAGCCGCTCGCAGCAGATGGCCGGCATCAGCGAGCCCGAGTTTGGACCGCTGCTGACTGAGACCATCGGCGGCCAACAGGTGACATACCCGGAATGGTGCCGCGTCACCGTTCGCCGCCTGCTCCCGAATGGATCGGTTGCTGAGTTCACCGCCGTCGAATATTGGCTGGAAAACTACGCCATCAAGGGCGGCAAAGAGAAGAGCGTGGCGCCCAACGCCATGTGGTCGAAGCGCCCCCGCGGCCAGATCGCAAAGTGTGCAGAGGCGCAGGCACTGCGCAAGGCGTTCCCCGAAGTCGGAGCCACGCCTACCGCTGAAGAGATGGAAGGCAAGGCCATCGACGCCCAGGCCGAGCCGCGCCACATGGGCGCCGCCGAGGTTGTCGAGTCTGGCGACCTGGATCTGCAAGCCTGGCAAGAGGCAGCCCGAGGTGGGCAACAGGCTCTGCGTGACTTCTACGACGCCAACCGCCCGACCGACGCTTTCTGGCGCCGACACAGCGCCGAGCTGAAGGCCGCAGCACGCGCAGCGGAAGAGGGGCAGCAATGAAGATCTATACCGACCCCCAGGGCTCGCCCGAATGGCTGGCTTCGCGCCGTGGCGTCATCACCGCTTCGCGGTTCCGCGACTGCCGCGACTACAAGGCGCCGACCGCCGCGCAGAAGAAGGAAGGCGCCACCCGCGGTGAACCGTCTGCCAAGCTGATGGGCTACGCCTATGACGTGGCGCGCGAATCCCTCGGCGGTACTGCGCCGGCCAACTACCAAAACTCGGCCATGCGTTTCGGCCAGGAGCAGGAGCCTCAGGCTCGCGCTGCGTATGAAGCGCGCACGGGGGCCTGGGTTGATGAGGCTGGATTCATCACCGACGACGAGGGCGTATTCGGCGTTTCCGTCGATGGCCTGGTTGGCGCCGATGGCGTCATCGAAATCAAAACGATGGTGAGCAGTGAAACCCTGTTCACGGCCGTGGCTGATGGCGATATCTCGGCATACCGCGACCAGTGCCTGGGCGCCATGTGGCTGCTTGGCCGCAAGTGGGTAGACCTGATCCTGTGGGCACCCGACTTGGCAGCGCTGGGCCGCGACATGACCGTCATCCGCATTGAGCGCAATGAGCAGGAAATCGAAGCGCTGGAAGCCGACCTGATCGCCTTCTGGCGGATCGTGGAAGGGCTCAAGGCAAAGCTGTCAAAGCATGCCGCATGACCTGTTTTCCCATCACCTCCGCGAGCACATGAGCTATTCGCCCTGCTTCGGTGGCTTGGCCCGGTCGATGAGCTTGCGCAGCCACTCCAGGCCGTGCGCGTCGATCTTGGCCCACTGGGCCGGTGTAAGAAACATGGCGCGGCGCTCAAGCGCTTCGCCTGGCGGCTTCGGGGGGCGGCCCCGCTTCTTTGGCTCTTCCATGAGGCGAATTGTAGTGCCACAAAAAGTGCTTGCAATGGCCTATTTATGGTGCCACAATAAATGCACTGACAACGCAACGGAGCACACCATGCAAATCACGATCACCAACGGCAGCCGCGCAGTCGTCATCACTCAACAAGGTGATGTTGTTTGGGCGAACCTCTACGTCGGCGCTCGCAACGGCATTGAGCATGCGTCCATCACGCCGACCCGCTGGACCGGCAAGACGGTCGCAGGTGCAAAGCGCTGGGCCGCTAAGCAGGTGGGCCTGTGAACTGGGCAGAAATGAACCAGTACCAGCGCCAGGACGCCCGGATGCTGGTGGACGGCTACCGAATCAGCCAGCGCCACTCGGAGACGCGAGAAGAGTGGTTTGAGCGTGCCAAGGCGGAGTGCCTGGCTGCGCTTGACAAGCGCCGCGCCCAGGTCGAGTGCATGACGTTCGACCAAATGTTCCCGCCCCGCCCGGCCGGTCTTCAGCCCGCCACCAAGATCACGGAGCAAGCATGACAACCGAAAAATCATGTGCCCAGCCTGCACCGCTGAACTTCAAGTTCATCGAGTTCAACCCGCGCCGGGCCATGCGTGACGCCGAGGCCGCCCGCGTGGAGGTCATCGACGCTGAAGACCCCGAGGGCGGCGGCTGGCTCTGGATGAGCCGCAAGGACATCAAGGAAAACATGCGCCTGCACGGCGCCCACCCTGAACTGCTGAAGGCGCTGGCCGCCTACGGAGGCAAGTGATGACCACCGAAAACCAAGCCCCTGATCCTGCACCCGGTTCGCGCGATGCATTCGAGGCCGCGCTGAAGACCAAGCCTGAGGCCCGCTTCTGGAACACGACTGACGCGATGTTCTGGGCATTCCAGGCCGGCGCCGCTGGGGCGCGCGTCCCAGCCCCTGAGGGTGCACAGGCCGCTGTCTTGCGGCAGGCGCTGGAAGACGCCGCGACGAGCCTAGAAACCGTCGCCAAGAACGCGGGCCGGCCGTATGACACGGACGGCTACGAGAACCTGCTGGAGCACCACGACCAGGTGCGCGGGTACGCCGCCAGCCGCGCCAGCGCCGCCCGCGCCGCCCTGGCCGCACCAGCACCCCAGGCGACCGTGGCGCGGTGGACGTCGATTTACGAGCAAGCGCCAGAGATCGGTCAGGACTGCATTGTCTGGATTGCTTCCTCTCCGTGGGCAACGGCCCCTTACGCCACGACAGACAAGTGGGACGAGCAGCGCGAAGACCCGTTCGGCATGGGTGGCCCAACGATCCCGGTCGGCCCCGGATGGGACGAAAACCCAGAGGCGCAGATCACCCACTGGCTGCCCCTCCCCGCCGCACCGCAGACCAAGGAGCCCACCAATGACCGATGACCTCAAGCAAGCTGCCGCCGAGCTGGTGCATGCCGTGCAGCGTGACTGGCCTGGAGCGCCGACACATCGAGCCGCCGTGCTGGCTGCGGCCGACAAGGTGAGCGCCGCCCTGGCCGCCAAGCCCACCGACGCCGAGCTGGAGCGCCGCACCGGGGAGCCGCATGTGGACGGCTGGCCGCTGGTGTCTGGTCTGCCAGCGCCCCAGGCGCCCGTGGCGCTGACGGTGGACGCCATCACGCGCTGCTGGGGGCAGTCGGAAGGGACGCGCAACGGCTATGGACCCTTTGCTCGCGCCGTCATCGCCGAGTTCTGCCGCATCAACAACATAACCGCACCCAAGGACCCAGCAAATGACCGCTGACCACCTCGCCGAAGCGCTTGATCGGCTGCTTAAGGCGTCAATGGTTTCGATGACAGATCAAGACCTTTTCACTGGCGAGTCTCTGTCCGCTTGGGAGGACGCCAGCGAGGCCCTTGATGCCTACCGCTCCCAATCCCCAGCAGAGGGGGATGCGTTTTTCGGCAACGTCCGCAAAGCCCTGATGCTCGGGCTGAAGTGGGCGCCGCCTGAGCATGTGGCTTGCATCCGACAGGCCATCAACGACCTTGATGCCGCCGCATCCAAGGCCCAGCCCAAGGGGACAACGTGCGCGATGGTCTACACCCCCGTGTGGAAGAACGGGGCCAACGGGCTGCCTTACCAAGAGTCAAACTTTGCCTGCACGGCCTGCGGCTATGTGGGGAGCCATGACACCCACCCGGGCTGCAAAAGGGCTAAGGCCCCATCCCCCGCGCCTGGGGCTGGGCAGGTCATCAAGATTGGCTCCTACGGCAAGGCGTTCGACCTCGCTGGAGATCGACGCGCCTACACCTACAAGCACCAGCCGGACAACGCGACGGCCTGGCAGATTGGTGATGCCTCATCTCGGGCCGAAGCCGGGGGTGACCTCATCGACCGTGGCCTGTCGCTGCTGAAAGTGCTTGAGGCCCAGGGCTTTGGCGTGTTCGAGCTGGCCGAAGACGCGGCGACACAAGCCCCCGCAGTAACACATGAACCGTTGACGGATGAGGAGAAGGGCGACAGGTGGCGCGAGCTGTTGCCCCATTCAGAAGACTGGGGCAGTGCGGATTGGTTTGAGGCCGGCGCCTGCTTTGCTGAGAACGCCTACCGGAATGTGCCCAGCGCCGCCGCTGCTGGCACGAACGAGCCCAAGCCCGTGCTGTACGTGCGCTGCATTGACGGCACCTACCGTGAGGCACACGAACATGAGCGCTGATCTTTGCTGCGTCTGCGGCCGTCCGCCGCACCCCATTGACGACCCCCAGTGCATTCACCCCAATGCACCGCTGGCCCAGCGCTTGGCATTCGTGCTCGCTGAGAACGAGCGGCTGCGCGCACAGCTTGCCGCTTCCCAGCCCCCGGTACAGGGGAGCGAGTCGTGAACTTCGCTGACATCCTCTACCCCGTGCCGGCCCTGCCTGACTTGGCGGTGATTGACCGTGCGATTGAGCTGGTCGAGATGCGCAACCACTATGCGGGCCAGTACACATGCCACGCCCTCATGTTCGCAGAGCACGGGACGCTGGCCTGCAGGAGCGAGTACGCCCGCCAGTACGGCCTGTGGATCAGGAAGAGCCGCAGCCGACTGCCGGTGTGGTGGGGCACGCGAGGTGGTCTGCACATCGGCAGCCGCATCACCGCCCTCAAGTCGTTCCGCCAGGCGTGCATTGACGCCGCAAACCGCATCCCCTCACAGGAGGTATTGCCGTGAAGCTGACGCCCTGGTTTCGCCCGGACCAGAAGCCGGTGCGCGATGGCCGCTATCGCGCCCAGGACTACACCATGAACTGCAACTGCTGCTGGATCGAGCTGGAGTGGCGCAACGGTGAGTGGTTCAGCGATCTGTGCGAGCGCGGCCGGTTCAGCACGCACTTCTGGAAGCACAACCTGAAGCGCTGGCGCGGCCTCGCCTCGAATCCCATGAATGCCGGTCAAGTATGAAGTTGAAGCACATCCAGTTCGCAGCCATCGGCTACGCCATCGCCGGCCTGATCTGTTTCGGCCCGGCCGCCGTCGAAGAAGACGCCCTAGAAGTCGCCAAGAAAGCGGAATGCGAAGCGCACCGCGACGAAGTATTCGTGCACACCTGCAAATCCTGGGCGCGCAACGAATTCCGCCCGCTGACGAAGGCGCTGGCCTGGCCTCTCTGGCTCTCCTATAGGGCCGCTCTGAAAGTCAACCATGAAGATTGAGAAGCGCAGCTACAGCCGCAGCCCGTGGCGGCTGATCTCCAGCGACGGCCACGAACTGCAATGGCAGCGGCCCATGAAGCACCCAGACCTCGGGCAGACCTGGGTGACTGAGCCCGTCATGGGAGCGACGAAGGCCGAATGCACCGAGAGGGCGCTGGAGCTACTCAGCCTGTGCCTGCGCCGGCTTCAGGCGGGGCACCCGCACAACCCGGCCAGCGTCATCCCGCCTTCGCAGACCTGATTCCCATACTTCATTGCCACACAAAGGAGCCCATCATGGGTCGAGAAGTTCGCAGAGTTCCAGCCGATTGGCAGCACCCGAAGCACGAGGTGCCCGACTGGCGCACAGGCCGCATGGTCGAACGCTTCAAGCCGCTGCTCGGCGGTAACTGGGCGCAGGACGCAAGGGAATGGGACGAAGCCCGCGAGCAGTGGGAGCGCGGCGAGTTCCCCGAGTACGCAAGCGAGGAAAGCCGCAAGCTGCCCTATGACCAGTGGAGCGGTCGCCGTCCGTACAGCGAGGACTACATGCCCGACTGGCCGGCCGAGCAGCGCACGCATTTAATGATGTACGAAGACACCAGCGAGGGCACGCCGATCAGCCCAGCATTCGCCACGCCCGAGGAGCTTGCCCGCTGGCTGGTGGACAACAACGCCAGCGCGTTCGGCGGCAGCACGGCCAGCTACGAGGCTTGGCTGCGCGTGGCGCGCGGCGGCTGGGCGCCGTCAATGGTTGTGAGCGCCGAAGGCATCGCGAACGGCGTCGAAGCTGCACAGCTCGCCGGCTGATTTCCCATCCCCTGCACCCGCACACCATGAGCACTGACCTGATCCTGCGCCTGCGCAGCCTGTCGCAAGGCTTTGAAGAATGGCGCGTTGAGCACCCCGAGACTGGCTCCTATTGCATGTCGTACACCTACGACGATGCCTCCTGGCCTGAGCAGGCTGCGCGCGACTGGCTTGCTGCGCATCTGGCAGTGCATCCAGACAGCAATTTCGCGGCCTTTGTCGTCAAGAAGCACGTTGTCAAGACCCGCAAGGATCAGGCGCTTGACGAGGCGGCGGACGCTCTGGAGCGGCTGACGGTAGAGCACCACAACATGCGTGCTCGGCTAGGCCGCGCCGTGTGCGCCGCCGAAGAGCATTTCGGGGAAGACGCTATCCGCTACAAGCTGTCCCTGTTTGCCAACGGGCGCGCCCGCAACGTGTTCCCGAGAAACGTGGACGGCCACTGGTTCGCGCTCCAGCGGGCGGACAACGACGCCCACATCGGGCTGTCTTTGCGCTGCCTGGAGGCCGAGGCCGAGCGCGACAACCTGCGCCATGAACTCGAACAGCTCAAGCGCGACCATGACAGCCAGGGCGGAATGCTGGCGCTGGTGAAGCAGCGGCGGGACGAGTTGGAGGCTGGGGCCTGATTCCCATACTTTGCCGACACACACCATGAACCAACAACCGAACCCGCTGCGATTCGTGCCGGTGCCTGCCGTGCCCATCGTCGTCCTGTCGCATCGAGAAGGCGAAGCCCGCGTGCTGGCATGTGGCGGGGTGTTCACCGGACCTACGCTGTGCGCTGTGCTGGATGCGGCGTGCAAGATGGATGCGAAGTTGTGACCATGCTGCCCTACCTCACCGACGAAGAAATCGACGGAATCTGCGCCGGGCTGATGCAGTCGGCCGCCAAGGTGCGCTATCTGCGAGACGTTCTCAAAGTCACAGTCGAGCGCAAACCCAACGGCCGCCCGCTGGTTCGCCGCGTGGACTGGGAGCGCCGCCAGCCGCAGGCGCAGAATGACACGGCCGACGATGGACCGCAGTGGAGCCGCGCAGCATGAGCCGCCCCCGTGACCGGAAAAGCCAGATGGGTCTACTCCCACGCATGGAGGCGCGCGTGGGGAAAAAGGCCACCACCTACCGCTACCTGACGTTTGCCGGCAAGTGGGTGAATCTGGGGAAGGACCGGGCCGAGGCCATCCGCAAGGTGCTCGACCTGAATGGTGCCGCCCCCGACACCGGCACGCTGTCCTGGGTCTGGGGCAAGTACAAGGAAAGCCGCCGCTACCTGCGGCTGGCGGAATCCACGCGCACCGACTACGCCCAGTGCTGGGATGCCATCTCTCCCGTGCTGGGCAAGATGCAGATCGCGCGCATCACGTCGCCCATCGTGGCCCGCTACGTCCGGATCGAGCGTCAGGACGCACCGGTCCGAGCGAACCGGGAAAAGGCCCTGCTGTCCAACCTCTTCGCCCACGGCATCGACCTGGGCGTGTGCGAAGCCAACCCGGCCAAGCAAGTCCGCCCCAATGAGGAGGAGCCCCGTACCGAGGCGCCAGATCCCGAGGTGCTGACCCGGTTCCTGGCCTGGGTCGCCCAGCAGACCCCGCAGCGCCGCATCGTCGGCTTGGCTGCGGAGTACGCCAGCCTGGCCGGCAACCGCAAAGCGGAGTTCCTGGACTTGTCCTGGCCACAGGTGGACGACGAAGCCGGGATCGTGCGTGTCAAGCGCGCCAAGCAGCGCGGCAAGAAGCGCGGGGAGGTCATCGAAGAAATCACCATCACCCCTGCCCTACGCGCGTGTCTGGACAAGCTCAAGGCCATCCGCCCGGGGAAGGAATGCCTCTACGTTTTCCCGACGCGAGACAACAACGCCTACACGGCCCGGGGCTTTAAAACGTTGTGGCAGCGCATCGTGCTGGCCGCCATCGCCGCCAAGGTCATCACAGAGGCCAACCGGTTCAGCTTCCACGACTTGCGGGCGTTCTACGCGACCCAGCACAAGATCGAAACCGGCGAATTGCCCGACCTGCACAAGAACCGCGAGACGACCGCCAGGGTGTACGACCGGACCAAGATCGTGCGGCGCTCGGCCCGCTGATTTCCCAAAACGCCTGTTCTGATTTCCCAAAAGCAAAACGGCCCAGCGGGTTGAATCGCTAGGCCGTTGATTTGCTTATGTTTTTTTGGGGTGGCTGATGGGACTCGAACCCACGACAACAGGAATCACAATCTTGAGTCACAACACAATATCCATGCGGGTTGTGGCGTGTTTTTGGGAATTCTGAGGCGCTTTGGTGCCTAGAGTTTATGCGGCCTGCCGGCCGGTCATTCCCGCTGAATTTCACGGGCCGCGACAGCCACCAGGCCAGCAGCAGCCAAGCCACAGGAACCTCGGCGACGATGACGAAAAACGCGAGCAGGCCGCTCATGGCGTCAGTCACCGCGCACTGCACGCCCCTTGAACAGCAAACGGGTCCACACGCGCCACCAGGGCACATCGACCGGCTCCACGGGCTTGTAGCTGTCCAGCTCCATGGCGCCCGTCTCGGGGTCACGCTGGGCGACGAGGAAATGCGGCACCCAGCGCGGCCGGCTGCGGCTGGGGCGCAGGGTCAGGTACGGTTCCAGCCCGGCGGGCATGCCGGCGCGCACCCAAGCCCGCAGGCGCACGGCGTAGGTGCCCAGGGCCCAGATCAGGCAGTTGCTGCGCGCCATGACATCACCGCGGCCAGGCGCTGAGCAGGGCTGCGTGGCGGGCGCGGCAGTCGGCGGCGGCTCCCTCCCGGGCGGCGACGACATCGAGCACGGCGCTCAGCGGTGCGCTGGCGGCGGCGGGGTACTCAGGCCCGGCCCAGCACGGCGCCGCGAGGGCGGCGGGCGGCGGGTCAATGGGGCGAGTAGTCGGCCCCGGCGTCGCGCAGCCGGTCAAGCACAGCGCCAGGCACAGGCACGTCGCCCAACTCCAGCGGCTTGCCGAGGGTGCCGCCGCGCGGCGGGCAGATCGTGGCGTGCAGTGCATAGGCGCTCTCCGGTGAGGGTTGGGCCGCACGGTGCGCTGCGGCTGCGCGTTGGATCTCGTAGCTGGCGGCTGCGGCCTGGGCGCGCAGGCGGTCGGATTCCCGGGCGGCCTCCACCGCGGCGGCCTGCTCGCGCTGCTGGGCGTCCCACCGGGCCTGCACGGCCGCAGCGCCGGCATGCCGACCCCACAGCCACACGCCAGCCAGTAGGGCCAGCACGGCGCCGAGCTTGATGAGCCAGGCAGGCACACCGGGAATCATCAGCGGATCTCCAGTTCGAAAGGCAGGCCGGCTCCCCAGGCCATCAGCTCAGCGAGTGCCGCGCGGCTTTCCAGGCCGGCCATCTGGCCATGCAGCTGGCCGAACGCCATGCAGGGCGCAATGCAGCCTTGCAACTCGGAGCGGTAGCCCTTGGCCACATCTCCGCCCAAGTTGGCGCTGTGGATGAGGATGTTGCTGCGGCCCGGCACGTCTCGCACGCCGTACACGCGGCCATAGCGCGGGCTGGTCACGGTTTCGACCCGGTACACCCCGGGCGGGATGCAGCTGACGCCCGTGCGGTTGTCGCGCCACGGCAGTTCGACGGTGTGGAGCGTGGTGCCCTCGAACACCAGGGTGCCGAACGTTCCCTCGTCGGTTGACGGGTCACGGGTGAGGATGGCGCGGCGGGTCATTTGCGGGCCTCCAGCCGGGCCTGGGCGAACTGCTCCAGGGCGTTGATGGCCTTGGTGCCCATGTGGCCGGCAATGCCCACCAGCGCGGCCTGCAGCATGGCCGGTGTGCCGGCCCAGTCCGCAACCCAAAACGCCAGCAGGCCGGCGAAGGCGCTGGTGCAGATCTCGCCCACCAACTGCGTGACGCTGGCGGCGTTGACCACGCCCGCGCGCACCTTGCCGTACCAGCTCACGATGCCGCCGAGCACGGCGATGCCCAGCATGAGGCCGTATTGCTTGAGCGGGTAGTCCAGCGGCCCTCGGGCCTGCGGGGTCTGCGCCATGGCCGGCAGGGCCATGTGCAGGGCGAAGAGACCAGCCACGAGGTGCCGCAACATCACGGCCGCCTCAGAGGTGGGCGGACAGCGTGCCGTCCGCGTTGGAGGTGATCTTGATCAGGCCCAGCGCGGCGTGCACGCGCTCGATGGGCTCGCCCTTGCCGGGGTCTGCCGGGGCCGGAGCCGCGGCAGGTGCCCAGCCCGCGGGGAACGTCTTCGCCAGCCAGGCCGTGAGCTTGGCCGCCAGCCAGGTGAGGTACTTGGTCATGTCTTGCCCTTGCTCGGACCAGTGGCCGTCGACGTAGTCGTCCAGGTAGGTGGCGAACACCCAGCCGCCGCTTGCGTCGCGCGTGAGCGCGATGACCTCGGCGCCCATGCCGGGCGTGATGTGGCAGGTCACCGCAAAGGCTCGGCCCTGGGCGTCGGAGTACTGGAGGTCGCCGGGGCCGACAGCCCACGGAGACGGAAACGAACCGGTGTGGATCATGGTGATCTCCTCAGGTGTAGGCCGAAGCGGCCAGAAACAGGGCGTCCAACTGGGCCGCGGTCAGCCCGAGCGCGGCGCCGAGCTGCAGCACCACCGCGTGGTCGCGGCGGAACTCCCCGGCGTTGTCCCAGTCGATGCGGGTGCGCGTTTTGGCAGGCTCGGCCATGGCATTGATGGCCGATTCGACCGAGGCCAGCAGGCCGGCGTCGTTGAGGGCGCGCAGGGCCTGGCGGCGGGACACGGTGAGAACATCGCCCGCGGCAGCCGCAGGCGTGAACACGCCACCCGAGTAGCGCCAGCCTGGGCCGGCAGATGCCGCCTCTACCCAGGTTCCGGGCAGCTGCGGAGCAGCGTCTTGCTCCACGACGTTGGCGACGCGGTCGCCTGCAATCAGAGCCCAGCGCTTCATGCCCCGAACTCCTCAATGATGATCAGGCCGCCCGTGCCGTTGCCGCCAGCAGCACCCGTGGTGCCGCCACCGCCACCACCACCGCCTGCGCCGTAGCCGGTTGCTGCAGATCCGGCGGCACCCGCGACACCGTTGCCGCCGGCTCCTCCGTTGCCGCCGCGGCCATAGGCCGAGCTACCGCCGCCGCCACCGCCGCCGCCCGATGTGCCGCTAACACCTGGCGCTGCAAGCGGCACAACATTCACGGTCCCAGCAGCTCCACCCGATACGCCTGCTGCACCCAGCGAGCCACCAGCGCCGCCTGAGCCGCCGACAGCACCCAGCCCAAAGCTGCCGATCGTGGAACCACCAGACGTTCCGCCTGCATAGCCGCCGCCGCCGCCTCCTCCTGCATTGCCAGGGTTGCCTGGACCTCCCAGCCCACCACCCGATGCAGCCACACCGCCGAACACGGTGCTGCCGCCAGCGCTGGTGCCGGCAGTCCCAGCCGCGCCAACCGCATACGAGGTGCCCGTGGCTACTTGCAGCCACAGCACATTCACTTGCCCACCGCCGCCACCAGCACCACCGCCGCCGGCCTGGCCACCCGCAAAGATGTTGCCGCCACCACCGCCACCGCCACCGCCCACCAGGGTGACTCGGCACCAGCTGTTCGACACCAGCGGCGTGAAAGTGCCCGTGCCCGAGGTGTAGGTCACGGTGCGCAGCGGCTTGCCGCCGCCGAGTTGAGAGCGTCGGGTCATTGTTCGATCCATCCCAGGGAGGTGCGCGCCGTCAGGCGCAGGGAGTCGCCGGCCACATCGAGGATCAAGTCCTCAGCAACTCGGCGGATGTTGTTGCCATTGCGCAGCACGGTGACGGGGCTGACGCCCAGAGCCAGCCCGACGTCGACAAAGTCGATCCAGTCGGTGTCACCGAACGTCGCAGGCAGCGTGACGTTGAAGGCCCCGCCAGAGCTGTCCAGTTCGTACAGCGTGCGCACCTGCAGGTTGGTGGCGGAGGTAATACGCACGCGCGCACCCACCACCTGATCCACCCAGTTGGCGGTGTCGTTGGCCGGGTCCGTCGTGCCAGCGCCAGCCAAGGTGCGGCGGTAGACGCGGCCATCCAGCAGACTGCGGCGGCGGTCGCCCACCGCGTAGGTCGTCCCGCTCACCCACGCCACGGCACCCGCCGCGGCGGCAGCGTCGGAGGCGCTGGTAGCGGCCGCATCGCGGTAGCCTTGGGCCTCTGCCGCTTTGGTGGTGGCGGTGGCCGCACCTGATGTAGCCGTGCCCGCCGCGGTGTTGTTTTCCCCGGCTTGCGCGTTGGCCTCGGTCACAAACGTGGGCAGCGCGGCCAGCATTGCGAAGGCCTTGGCGTTGAATGTGGCCTTGTCGTCCGTGGGCTGCGGAGCGGGCGGCAGTGTTGAGATGGTGGTCACGTCAGCCCCTCCACCTGCAGGCTGCACACGCTGTGCGATGCGTAGGCGATGTTCACGTCGAACTCCTTGTAGTAGCCATAGATGACGGCTGATTCGTAGCGCGGCCCCACGAAGAGACAGGGCTCCGCACGGATGCCGGCCAGGAAGGTGATGGCCTCGTCGACCAACTCGGCACGGATCGGGATGTCGAAGCTGGCGCGCTTGGCATAGCCGCGCTGGATCAGCACCGTGTCGCCGTAGGCGTTGGTCTCCTTGCGGCTGTAATCCTGGATGCCGAAGCGCGCGCCCTGCTGGACCAGGATGCCGATGTCTTTGGACTCGCCGAAGATGAGCACGCCGGCCGCGAGTTCGGTGGTGCCCGTCATGTCGATGCGCAACTCGGCGCCGATGACGCCGGGCACGTCCAGCAGCGCCAAACTCGGGCCGCGGCGCTCGCCGTAGAACCACTCCCACCAGCCTGCCTGATCGGGCAAGCTGGTGAGGTCCAGCGTGCGGTCGAACAGCAGGCCCAGCGTCGGATGGGTGACGCGCACACGCATGGTGAGCGCGCCCGTGAGCCCAAGCATGGCCACCACGTTGTAAGCGCCGGTCGGCTGCAGACGGAAATAGAAGCTGGTGGGCTGCGCCGTCTGCGTGCTGTTGCTGCGGTCGAACAGCGCCCAGCGGTTGGTTGGCCCGACCTCTGACCACAGCCGGGACACGCTCGGGTCGTTGCCCACATTGGAGGCCGCCGCGCTCTCATAGACCTTGTGCGTCGACACGAGATGCACCCGGGCGCCGAGGGCGTAGGTCGTGCCTGCAGACCATGCCGGATAGGTGCTCTCCGGCACGTCGGTGGCCACGAGCACCGCGTCCGTCACAGGCAGGCGGCGGATGATGCGGAACGGTGTCGTCATACGGTCGCTCGCGTTTCCGGGAGGCCCTCGCCGTCCCACTTCTTGAACAGGCGCGTCATCTCGGTTTGCAGCTTCACGGCACTGAGGTCGCCCGCACGCACGGCGTCAAGCAGTTCGCGCACGGCCTGCACGAGTTCGTCGTTGCCCTGCGCCTGGCCGCCGTTGGCTGCCGGGTTGAATGCCCGCGGCACGATGGCCTCGCCCTCGTGAACGATGGCGGCCATGTCGCGCGGCACGTAGTTGGTGCCGACATCAAACTTGGGCAGGCTGAGGCCGAAGCGGCCGGCCAGCGTCGTGCCGGTCTGCTCCAGGCTTGCGGCAACCTGGGCGCGCATCCGCTGCACATCGAGCATGCTGGTGGCGCTGGCCTCCACCAACTGCAGCAGGCTCTGGCTGAGGCTGGGCAGCAGCTTGGCGGCGTCTTGATCGCCCGCCCGGGCCTGGGCGGTCTTGATGGCAAAGTCGCGCTGCGCTGCGGCGAGGCTCTGCGGGCTGTCGCCACCCATCAGGCCACGGATGCGCTCCACTTCGTTGAAGATGCCGTCGCTCACGCCCTGCCATGCTTGGCGCAGCTGCTCAGCCTGGCGCGCGGCCTCTGCGGCGGCGGCCGCTGCGGCTTGGTTGGCCTGCTCCTGAGCCTGTGCCAGCGCTTGCTTGGCGGCCTGCTCGTCCAGCAGGTCGTAGTAGCGCTGTTTCAGCGCTCGGTTGCTTTCGTCCAGTCCGGCAAGCTCGCGCGCACGCATGGCTGCGGTGTCGCCCAACAGCTGGTCGATCTGGGCTTGGATGCCGTCACGTTGCTGGGCAATGGCCGATTGCTTGGCGGCCAGTTCCTGGGCGGCTTGGGCGGCAGCCTGCGATGCAGCGGCCTCGTCTTGCAGTGCATACAGGCGCTGCATGAGCGCCCGGTTGGTTTCGTCCAGGCCTGCCAGTTCACGAGCGCGCAGTGCTGCGGTGTTGCCGAGCAGCTGGTCGATCTGCGACTGGATGCCGTCCCGTTGCTGCGAGATCGCGGCCTGCTTGGCAGCGAGTGCCTGGGCTGCGGCCGCCTCGTCCTGCAAGGCGTACACGCGCAGCATCAGGGCGCGGTTGCTTTCGTCCAGGCCTGCCAACTCACGGGCACGGATCGCGGCGGTGTCGCCGACCAGTTGGTCAATCTGAGCCTGGATGCCGTCGCGCTGCTGCGCCACTGATGCCTGCTTCGCGGCGAGTTCTTGTGCCGCAGCCGCGGCAGCCTGGGCTGCCGTTGCCTCGTCTTGCAGGGCGTACAGGCGCTCCTGCAGCGCGCGGTTGGACGGGTCCAGCGCGGCCAGTTCGCGGGCACGGATGGCAGCCGTGTCGCCGAGGAACTGGTCGATCTGCGCTTGGATGCTCCCGCGCTGTTGAGCCACGGCAGCCAGGCGCTGCTCCTCCGCTTGGGCGGCCTGATCTGCTGCAGCCTTGGCTGCGTTCGTGGCGTCGATCTGGGCGCGCAGGGCCGCGTTGAGGTCATAGGCCGCCACAGCGGCTGCGGCGTCGGTGGCGCTCAGGCCCTCGGTGAGCTTGGCGATAGCGCGGCTGCGCTCGATCTCAGCCGCTGCGGCGGCTTGGCCCTGGGCGCGCAGCAACTCCACCTGCAGGTCGCCCTGCTGCGCCGCAAGATCAGCCAGCACCTTGGCACCAGCCTCGGCCATCTTGGCGGCTGCGGCGGCGCTGGCGTCGGCCACGGCCTCCACCGCCGGCACCACCTGGGCGAAGGCGCCAGACAGCTGCAGCAGCGCGGCGTAGGTGTTGCGGCCGGCCTCGGTGTCGAGCTTGGTGGAGGCGTCGTCGATGAGCGCGCGCAGGGCTTCACGGCTGGCCGGCATTGCCAAGCCGATGCCCTTGAACTGCTCGGTGAGCAGCTTGGTGGCCATGGCCGTGCGCTCGGCCTCGGAGTAGTAGTCCTGCAGGTACTGGGCGCCGATGGTCTGGTAGTTCTGCAGGCCGCCAAACTGCGCGAGCAGCTTGCTGGCCGCGTCGCCACTGGCTGCTCCCACCGTGAGCAGCGACTGCCCCAGCAGGCCCAGCACACCGTTGACCCCGGTCAGGCTGGTGGCCAGCCGCTCCAGCGTTTGGCCTGCGGTCTCGCCATTGGCGGCGAACGGCGCGATCTGCTCGGCAAAGCCAGCCGTCAGCGCGTTGCTGTAGCCCTGCAAGATGCCGGCGATGGCCTTTTGGTCTTCCTCCGCGTTGCCGGTCAGCTTGGTGCGGAACGTGGTGGTGATGCTGGCCAGCTGGTCAGCCGGCAGCGCCAGGGCTGCGGCCCAAGCCTTGGTGCCCTCCAGGATGCCCTTGGCGCCGGCATCGAGGCTTTGCTCCATCGTCGCGTCGATGGATGCGTAGTTGGTGCCGCTCTTGTTGCTGCGGAACCAGCCGCCCTTTTGGAACCAGTCTTGAAACATCTGGCCGCTGACATCGCCGCCGCCGATGGTGCCGCTGATGCCCGCGTCGCGCGCCTCCTTGGAGCCCATCCCGAATGCGCGGTTGATGAGGCCGCCACCCAGGCCGCCCACCAGGGCGCCCAGCGGGCCGAGGAAAGCGCCACCACCGAGTGCCAGCGCGGCGCTGGTGTTGCCACCACCGGCCAGGCCGCCGATGGAGTAGCCGCCGCTGATGGCCTTGCCGCCGTAGTAGCTGGCCGCCAGCAACGCAGCCAGCGGGCCAAGCGAGCCGGCGCCCATGGCCAGGCCCGAGCCGATGCCTGCCGTGGTGCCCGTGCCGATGAGCGAGCCCGCGGCGCTCAGCGAGCCGCCCAGCGTGGTGCTGCCGGTGACCCAGCCCGCCCCGGCCTGCAGCGCACCGGACAGGCCGCCCGCGCCGAAGAAGCTGGCCAAGCTGCTGAGGCTGCTGATGGAGCCGAGAGGCCCGCCGGCCACGCCGGGGACGGCGCCGCCATGCGCCGCAGCAAGCGTGGGCTGACCCAGCAGAGCCATCGACAGCGGCTGCACAACGGCCTGAATGGTGGGCCGTAGAACCAACGCCTTGAACGTGTTGACGAGCGTGTCTCGCAGCCCGACGACAAAACCCTTCCCGCTCTCAAAACCACGCATGAGCGAGTCAGTGATCGTGCGCTCGATTTCGTCGGCCGTCCGCTTCCACTCCCGGGCTGCTTCCTCAGCGCCCTTCTTGGCTGCCTCTCGCCCGTCCTTGGAGTTGAGCAGCGTGGCGAGTTGCTCGCGCGCCTCGATTTCTGCGCGCAGCGCGGCAGCCCCGGCGTAGTCCTGCGCGGCTGTCGCCTTGGCCGCGGCCTCCTCCAGGCGGGCGACACGCACCTTTTCAATGGCTGCTGCAAGGCTGATGTTCTGCGCTGCCGCGACGCCCAGGGCTACCTCTTCATCCTGGAGCTTTTGGACGTGCTCGCGCACCTGTTCGGCCACCTTGTATTGGGTGTCGATGCGACGCTGTTCGGCCTTGAGCAGGTCGTCCAGAGCTTTGGCAGCCTCTTTGTGCGCCTGGGCTTGGGCTTGGGCCTGCTCGCGCATGAGCGGCTGCTTGGCCAGCAGCTTGGCCTGCGCGTCGGTCAACTGCTCCAGGCTGAGCTGGCCGGACTTGAACAGCTTCGTGAGCGCGGCCCAGTCGTCTGCGAAGTCTCCAGAAAGGCCAGCGAGTTCGGCCACGAGCTTTTGCTGCTGGCGCAATTCCGAGGCGACGCCCTTGGCTGCTTTCTCGGCCTCCTTGTCGGCGGCGATTGCGGCTTTGGTTTCGGCGCTGCGCGTCTGCGATGCCGCGGCGGCCTTCTTCTGCTCTCGCTCCACATCGGCAAGCGCGGCGCGCTGCTCTTTGAGGACTGAGACCTGCTCACCGATTAGGAGAGCTTCTGTCTTCTGCGCAGCGTTACCCTGCGCCAGCACTTGCACACGGCGCTCCATGCTCGCAATCTGCTGGTCAAGCGCAGCCACCGTCTGCTGCCGGCCGACGTTGAGCATGGCATCCCATGCCAGCTTTGCCGCGTCCTTGATCGTCATCCAGCCGCGCTCAATTGAGCCGAGGTTCAGCTCGATCTGCTTCGCGCGTCCGTTGAGGGCCGCTGCATAGGCCTGCTGTGCGACATTTGCCGCTTCAGTCACTCGGCCCTGGTCTTCCAAGGCCTTGATCTGCTTGTATACCGAGACGGTCAGGAAATTCTCTGCTTCGTTGAGCTCAACCACAGCCTTGAGCGGCTCTTTTCCCAGGCGCTCGAACTTCTTAACCGTGTCGTCGACAGACCCACCGACGCGCGAGAAACGCACGACGGCCTCGGATGCTTGGTTGATCGATGCAGCCGATACGCGCCCGGTAGCTGCGAGCTTTGAGAATGCCTCTTCTGCCTGCGCTTGCGTACCAACTACAGCAGCCTGAGCGCGGGCCATGTCCTGCAGGCTCATCGCACTCAAGCCGATCTGATTTCCGCTCAGGATCAGCGCTCGATTCAGTGCCGACAGTTCATCGGAGCCCTGCTTGTACGCGAGCGCAACGGCCGCTACCGCTGCCGCAGCAAGCGTCAGGGGGTTGATGAGCCCGACGACATAGCCGCCGAGGGCCTTGGCAGCCGCCCCCGCACCGCCGAACATGTCTTTCAACTGGCCGCCCTGCTGAAGGAAAACGGTGAGCGGCGCCTGGCCGGCTGCAAGGCTGGTGGCGATGTCGGTGAACTGCGCCGGCACCTGGCGCAGCGCGGCCGCAGTCTGAGCGGCGCTGACGCCCATTGCACCCAGGCTGCCGGTGGCGGACTTCTGGGCGGCCTCGGCTTGGCGCAGCTGCTCAATGTACGGAGCCAGGGCTTCGACGCTGACGCCGCGCTGCTTGGCAAGAGCCTCGAAATACCCGGATGACCCGCGCTCGCCAGCCTTCAGCGCGGCCGTCGCGCGCTCGATGCTCCCAACGATTGACTTGGTAGCCTGCTCGACCTGCTTTGCAGCCTCCCGGGTCGGAGGGCCGACAAACTCTTCAAAGTTTTCGCCAAAGCCTTTGATGGCCGCGCTGGCTTTGCTTCCCTCGCGCTCAGCGGCTTTGCTGAGGTCGCCCAGCGCCGTCTTGGCTTGCTCAACGCCCGCACGAACGCCAGAGGCGTCCGCGGTGATTTTGAGTTCTGCCTCGCGGGAGTTCTCGGCCATGGGTGGGGTGCTTTCAGTCGGCGGCGTTGAGCCGGATCTGGTCGAGTGCAGCGCCTTCACAGGCGCGCACGAGGTCGAAGGTCTCGCGCCATTCGTCGGCGCTCAGCTGCTCACGGTCGAGCAGCGGATACAGGGCCGTGTAATCCAGCCCGGTCGGCCCGTTCATGCCGATACGCCACTGGGTGGCCATGTCGCAGAAGAGGCGCCAGGCGGTCCAGTTCTCAGGCCAGATTTCGACGGCGTCGAGGCCGTAGTCCGCGGCCGAGAAGACCGCGTCTTTCTTGTCCTGGTAATAGGCCGCCCGGGCGGCCTGCGTCAGTTTCCCAGGCGGCCCTCGGTGACTGCGGCGCTGTAGGCTTGCATCAGTGCCTTGGCGGCGGCCGGCAGTTCGTCGGCCAGCTGTGCGGTGGCGTCAGGCGTCAGCTTTTCGTCCAAGTTCCAGGCGTCGAGCACGTCGGCCAAATACGCGCCGTTCTGGTCCACGCTGGCGGCCATGATTGCGGCGAGATCCAACTCGCCCGGCTTCTCGTCGACCTTGAATGTGTCGCGCAGGAACTCGCCGAACTGCTTGCGGCTGCGGTACTTGAACACCGCTTCGATGGTGCCTTCCGTGCCATCCGGCATGGGGAAGGTGACGACGACTGGGGCGAAGGTCTTGGGCGTGTTTCCGAGGGTGATTTTGGCCATGATGTGGTTCTTTCGCGGGGTGAGAAAAAGCCCGTGCCCGACCGGGCCTCTCCCCGCGAAGGAAGAGAACCCGGCCGGGTCGGTGCAGGGGGTGCGCCGTCAGGCGCAGGGATCAGGAGGCGTAGCGCGTCAGGCGGTTGTTGGCCGACAGGCTGGCGGTGACGGTGTTGATCTGGCCGTCGCTCATCTGCACGGCCTCATTCAGCGCCACGGTGCCCGGGATCAGGTTGATCTGGCCCGAGCGGGTGACCACACGCATGATGGTGTTGGTCTGCACGTCGGTCAGCGCCTTGAGGGCCGTGTAGCCGGCGGTGCCGA